TTGCCGATTTCCGGATGAACCGGATCACCCGCTCGGATGTGGTGGCCTTCCACCACGCGGTGTTCGAGAAGGGTTACGCAGCCGGCACCTGCAACCGGATGATCGTGCTGATGAAGTTCATCTACAACTGCGCGATCCGCTGGGACATCCTGCCACCCAAGAGCAACCCCTGCGATGGCGTGGAGCCCTTTGAGGATCACGGGGCGCGGGAGCGTTACCTGACGACCGAGGAGGTGCAACGACTGTTTGATGAGCTGGACACCAACCGCAATGTGCAGGTCGGCCAGGTGATCCGGCTGCTGCTCTACACCGGTGCCCGCAAGCGGGAGGTTCTGGACGCCCGGTGGGACGAGATCGATTTCAACCGCCGGATGCTGACGGTGCCGGCGGCGCGGTCGAAGTCGAAGAAGCCACGCCACATTCCGCTCTCCGATGCGGCGGTGGAATTGCTGCTGTCGCTACCTCGGCAGGACGACATTCCCTGGGTGTTTTTCAACCCCAAGACCAAGAAGCCACCGGTGTCCATCTTCTACGCCTGGGACTCGATCCGGAAGAAGGTGGGCTTGGGCGAGGTGCGGCTGCACGACCTGCGCCACAGCTACGCGAGCTTCCTGGTCAATGCCGGGCGGTCGCTGTACGAGGTGCAGAAACTCCTCGGGCACCACGATCCCAAGGTGACGATGCGCTACGCACACCTGTCGCCGCAGGCGATGCTGGAGGCAGTCAATGTGGTGGGGAATGTGGTGGCTGGGGCCAGGGTCAAGATACCGGTGGCGGCGGCAAATGAGGGGCAGGCGGCGGTGGCAACGGCGTAAGTTTTATCCGAAGGGTGACATCACTTTTCGGACAAATGTAGCCATTGCCCATTGACCTAGGAACGGGTAGTATTTTACTTCTGTAAAACACTACAGGATGGCCGCCATGTTAAACGCTTCACTTCGTCGCTCCGGGGGATCGCTCATCATGACGATTCCCCAGTCCTATATCGAGCAAAATCACCTTGATGCCGGTTCCCGCGTGCTGGTTGAGATAAACGGGTCTGAGTTGAAAGTCAGGCCTGGCCGAGAGCGTCTCAAGTTATCCGATCTATTGGCAGAAACCCCGGAAGGCTTGTGTCGGGCACCTGGGTGGGATGAGCTGCCTGCAGCTGGAGAAGAGCTTTGATTCCCGAACGGGGCGACATTCTGCACTTGCAGTTTGATCCGGCATCGGGAAAGGAGATGATCGGCAAGCACTTCTGCCTCGTCGTCTCTACGCGCGCATTCAATGCCCGATTTCGTCTGGCGATGGTTTGCCCCATATCGGGCGGTGCGGCGGCAGTGGCGCGCAACAGTGGCTTTCTGATTTCACTGATGGGGGCAGGCCTGCGCACCGATGGCTCCATTCATGCGCACCAACTCAAATCATTGGACTGGGCATCGCGGCAAGCAACATTTGTCGAGAAGGTACCTGGCTCAATTTTGCAAGAGGTCCTCGACTGCTTGATTGCAGTGCTTGAGGACGAGTAATTCCCCAAAACCCAAACGCAAAAATCCCCCGACCCCACCACCCGTGAAGGCAGTGAGATCGGGGGATCGTTGTTTCAGGTTGTCGCGCGCTACCGTGCCGGCCCACGCCACTTGTCGAAGCTGCGCGCCCCGGTGTAGCCGAGGTAGCCGGCACCGAACAGCCACCAGAGGCTCTCTGGGATGGCACCCAGTAGCTTGTTCAAGTTCTCCGCCGCCTGGAAGACGTGCGTTGGCCACCAGATGCCGATGATAGAGCCCATCACGCACAGCAGGATCACGCCGTAGATCACGTACAGGAAGGTCGGCCTTGCCCGGCTGGTCCAGGGGTCCTGAGAGTTGGCCTCAGCCAGGATCGCCGAGAGACTCGTCTGCATCTCCTGCAGCGCCAGTTGTCCCTCGGCTTGCAGCAGCGCGAGCTTGGCTTTCTCCCGCTCGGCAGGATCGGGCACAAGTCGGTCGATGAGTCGGCTGCCGGCTTCGAGCAGTCCAGGTGCCAAGGTGGTGAGGATCGGGGTCATACGGTGCCCTCCACGAATTCAGCAATCCGGTTCATCCAGCCGGCGGCAAAGGCCGACTGCTTGGGGTCGTTGGTGATCAGCCGCCCGAGATGGCGCAAGCGCTGGCCCAGCACCTTGCTGTAGAGCACAGCTTGATCGGCGGCAGCGAGTGCTGCGCGGGTCTTGGGGCCGATGATGCCATCAGCGGTCACGCCAAGCGCCGCCTGCAGCCACTGCACCGCCCGCTTCGGCCCGGAATGAACCCCTGAATCGACCAGCAGGTGCAGCAGCCCCGGATGGGTGATGGCATCGAACCCGGGGCCGGTGATGTACTGCTGGCGGTAGATGGCACGGGCATCTGTTTCCGTCAGCGCCTGCACTTCAGCAGCCGTGGCGGGGCGACCGAGCTTGCGACATGCCCCCAGTGTCTGCGCGGTGATGCCGAATTTCGTCGGTCCACCCAGGTCGGCCGGGTGGTTCACATAGCCGCCTTCGCGGCGGATGATCTCGTCGAGGATGGTGTCGATGGGGGTCATAGCCGCTCCTTTGCGGTGGCGTTGTCAAGACGCGTCTGCGCCCAGCGTTCGATTTGATAAATCGCGCGGCTGCCCATGTGGCCGGAGATACCGACCAGTGCCGCCGTGACGAGGGGATCGAGCTGCGCGGCCTCGCACAACCAGAAGGTGATGAGCCCGGCAAACGCCGACGTGGTGATCTCACCGATGAGCTCGACCACATTGAATGAGCGGGTCTCGCCGGATTTGACTTTGCGGTAGAAGCTGACGAGACCACCCCAGGCGGCCAGACCCGTCACCCACAGGTAGGTGATCAGGCCATAGGCGGTGGGGTCTTTTTCTGGCACGGTGGCCTCCTTACTCAGATTGGGTGATGGGAACGGGTGCCGCGGTGAAGCGCTCGCACTCGACTTGCGTCGTGTAGCCCTGGGTGCCGAGCCGGTGCTCGACGCGCTTGATGCGCCAGTCGGTTGGGATGCCCGGGCGCAGAGAAATCGACAGCCGTCCTTCTGCGGCCAGACTGGGATCGCCCGGCAGGCTGAAACTGAGTTCGCCCTGGCCGCGTTCGCCGGTGTTCTTGCGGGTGGCCGCTGCGGCCTTGGCTTCCGCTTCGGTTGCATGGACATATCGGATTTCCTCGAATGGTGGTGATCCGGTGGTCACTTCCCGGCGCGCGCCTTTCTCGAAGTCCCACCAGTAGGCTTTGGTGCCACCTGTCGCGGTACTGGGTGGTTTTTGGGTATTGGCTTCCTTGGTGGAGCCGCTACCGCCGGGCTTGCGGGCCGAATGTCGATAGCGCCACTCCGCCAGATCACTGGATATGAGTTTGATCGCCGGCATTACCTGTCCGGTAATGGTCTTGATCGACCCCCTCTTGGCCAGTACAAGGAACCCGGCCACGGGTTTGGCCACGGCATCGTACTTTGCGGCCATGCGCGTGAGCAGTGCCATGTCCGACTCGGCGGTCTGATCCAGATGGGGAACGGCAATGGCGCCCAGCGCCGGATCGATCTTGGCTTGATAGCGGTGCTCAGCGGCGATAGCCTCGACCAGCTTGCCCAGCGTCGTTGCATCCCAGGAGCGTGTCTTTGGGCTGCGAAACGGCCCGACCATGTCAGCGGCCTTGGCCGAGACCGACAGCGTCGCTGGGGGCGAGCGGATCTCGAGCTCATCAACGATGAAACGCCCCAAGGACACAAGATTGGTTTCGGCATACCCAAGCGACACGGTGAGCACCGTGCCGATACGCGGCAGTTCGGCAATCGCACCGTCCTCGCGGCGGCGGTCGTCCAACGTCAGCGTCAGCTCATCGGACTGGATGCCAGCCTCATCTGTGACCACCAATTCGATGAGGCGGTCGCGGACGGCGGCAGTGATCTCTTGGCTATTGGCGTAGATGCGGAATATCGGTTGCATCCTTGCCTCCTTAGGACCACAGCCGGATCACAGGCGCTTCGACCGGCAGAGGCAGATCAGGGAGTTCGATCAGCAAGCCGGCCGAAAGCACTGGCGGCATCAGGGCCAAGTGCGGATTGGCTTCGAGCACGGCGGCGATCACATCACTGCGTCCATAGTGCTTCCAGACGATGGCATCGAGCACATCGCCATCCCGTGTGATCACTCGCTTGAAGATGGGGCTGGTCATGACAGATCCTCACCATAGGCTTTTAGCTTGATGCGGAACTCCAGCTTTCTGGGCTGACCATCGTCTGCGAACACCGTGCGGGTATCGCCGATCTCCGTGATAACCCAAGCGCCCCAGATGCGCCCCAGGCCGTCGACCAGTTGCAGCGGCTTGCCGGAATCGGCCAGCGCACGCATCGCTTCGATCTGGCCCAGGCCACCCTTGAAGCTCGGGTAGATCACGCCATCGAGCTCGATCTCGCCGACGTTGCGCCCGACAAACTGCAGCGCAGGATCGCGGTTAATCCTCGCCTGCTCCTGCCAGCGCCAGGACTGGTTGAGTGAGAACTTCTGGTAGGCGAGCGTGGCGATTTCAAAACGAAACTCGCCCAGGCCCAACATCACACGTTCGGCCATGTCACACCTCGACAAAAATAGGGAAGGAGACTGACGTGCTTGGGATCAGTCGTACATCGCCGCAGCCGGGCTGCGGGTGGTCTCGCGCATCAGGGTGCGCAGGCGCGACTCGATGAGTGCGGCGATCTCGCGCGCATCCATCCCCGGTGGGGCGTTGACCGTGATCGGAGCGGACAGCGAGACGTTGGTGTTGCCACGCGCGGCCAGTGGTTGCGCCGGCATCGTCACCGGTCTGGCACTCGCCACTGACGGACTGCCCGCCGACATCGCTGTGATGCCAACGGGTGCGGTGCCGACGGATGGGCGTGGCGCAGCCAGCGCAGCAGTGCCACCGACCGCTGCCGGACGCGCAGTAGCCGGAGCCGTGGCATTGGGAGACGCCGGCTTATCGCTACCGAAGAGCGATCCGAACCATTTGCCGACTTTGCTGCCGGCTTCCATCACCCAGCCGATCTTGCCTGCGATCCAGTCAATGGCTTGCCCGACGGTGGCGGTGATGCCGGACCAGAGACCGGTCATGAAATCCGCCACCGGTTGCCAGGCCGCGCTGATGAGAGCCAAGGGGGAGAATGTCACCAGTGCCGTAAAAACCTCAATCACCCACCCCACCAGCGTGCCAACCGCCCGGATCGGCAGGGTCAGCACCGTGAAAGCCGTGCTCAACACACCACCGATCACCGCACCGAGGGACTGGCCAGACGCCGATAGGCTGTCGAACTCCTCCTTGGTGATCGTCACTGGCGTGAGCAACTGACCGATCCAACCGACCACCCGGCTCACGCCATCGGCGATAAATCTGAAGACCGATGCCACCGCACGCCCAATCGGCGCCAGCGGGGCCAGTGCCGTGGAAAGACTCGTGATGGCCGGCTGCATCGCCGTGCGAATGCCTTGGAACACGCCGCCAAGGTAAGCGGCAATCGGGTCCCAGTATTTGCGGATCACCAGCGCCAGACCGGCAACGGCTGCACCGATCCCGACCACGATCCATGTGATCGGGTTGGCCAAGAGCGCTGACGTGGTGGCCCCAATCGCTGGCAACATCGACCGAAAGGCCAGCGCTGCCGACTTGACCGGAGCGATCATCCCGATGGCACCCGTCTGAATCCGTCCCCAGGCGAGCGACAGCATGCCAGCACTCGACCCAGTGGCCGCCGCTTGTACTTGCAGTAGCGCAAGTCCAGCGCGCGCCGACCGAAACGCCACCTGCGCCGCCAGAATCGGCCCCTTCACGAAGGTCCAGGCATATCCCAGTGCGATGGTGGCGACCTTCAAGCCCAGCACGGCACCGATCGTTCCCACCACCACCTTGGTGACGATGGGGAAACGCTCGGCCAAATTGGCGAGAGCATCGATGGGCCCCATCAGCGCACCCACCAGGCTGTTCAAGGCCGGCAGTAGGGCATTACCCACCGTGATGCCGAGCCGGCTCATCTGGTTTTTGAGGAGCTGCAGGGCGTTGGCCGTCGTGGCCGAGCGCGCCTCGTACTCCTTTTGCATCGAGCCGGCGTAGGCGGTCTGATCGGCCACCAGTCCAACCGCCTTCTCGTAGGTCTCCATCGACCCAACCAGCTTGGCGATGTCGTCGGCGTACTCCATGCCGAACAAGTCAGACAGCGTGCCCATCATGTCCGGGGCGTTCTTCACCTGCTGCAAGAAGGTTGTGAGCGCACCCTGGGCATCGCGCTCGATCATCTTCTTCATGACCTCAGCCGACAGCCCGATGTCCTGCAAGCCTTGCTGGAACTTCTCGTTTTGCTTGTCGGCGGTCGCGAGCTTCATCAAGAGCGCATTGATGCCCGTGGCCGCCACTTCGGGTGGCGTCTTGAGCGCCAGGAAGGTGGCGCCCAGCGCATTCAACTGCGCGCCGGACAGGCCGAACAGCTTGGCGGTCGATCCAGCCCGGTTGGCGATGTTCAAGAGATCTGATGCCTTGGCATCCATGTTGTTCGAGAGGTGGTTGATCGCGTCCCCGAGCTTGACCACCTCGTCTTGCGTCATCCCGAAGATCGAGCGCAGCCCCGTCATCGCCGCACCTGCCTGTTGACCCGACAGGTCGAAGGCCACGCCCATCTTGGCGGCGTCCTCGGCAAAGCGCAGCAACTCCTCTCTGGCAATCCCAGCCTGACCTGCGGCGGCCACAATGGCACCGATGCCGTCAGCGGCCATCGGGATGCGGGTCGACAGCAAGAGCACGTCTTTGGACATCTGCCCGAATTGATCCGGCGTGTCGAAGTCGACCACCTTCCTCACATCCGCCATCACCGACTCGAACTGGACCGCCGGTTGCACCAAGCCATAGAGCGCACCGCCCAAGGCGACCGCATCCATCATCTGGGCGCGGTAGGCGCTGCGGTTCTCGAGATTACGGGCTTGGGCCTGCTGGGCACGCGTGAGTGACTCGGTGCGATTGCGCAGCAATTCCATCTGCTGCCCTAGTTTGGCGGACTCGGTACCGACGGCGCGCAGGTTTACGCCTGACTTCGCCAGCGACACGGAAAGTTCATCGACGGCGGCGCGCTGGCGGCGGTAGGCATCTTCGGCCCGAGCCGCTGCTGCACGGGCACGTTCCAGTTCGCGGGCCTGCTTGGCCGATGGCTCACCGCCTTGGCCTGCGATATTCGCTTCCAGCCCGGAGACCTTCTGCTGCGCGGAGCGCATGGCCAGTGCGGCATCCTTGGCCTGGGCGCGCAGCGTCTCAAGCTGCTTGATACCGTATTGCTTGTTGCTGAGCTCCGCCATCGTGGAGCCCAGTTGATTGAGCTGAGCCTTGGCACCGCGCACGGCAGACCCGAGCGAGGCCGCCAGCGTGGCGCCGATACTGATCTGAACGGGATGCGCGGTGGCCATGGGCAAACCTCATGAAGATGGCACGGCAGACAAGCGCCGCGCCCATGACAAGGCCTCGACCAACTCACTCACCTCAAGGGCAAGGAGTTCGGATCGAGGCCAATGGGTGTAGAGGGCGAGCTCCACCACGAGGGCGGAGAGCTCACCCGGATTCACTGCAAAAACCGCCCAGCACCTTCTGCAGTTGGGCGTAGTCCTTCATATCGAGCTGGTGGATCGCGGCTGGCGGCAGCTCGGCCAGATTGGCGATCAGCCGGATCTCGCGCTCGGCGTCCGTGCCGGCCGACTTCTGTGCGGCCAGATGGTCGCCCACCGTGGGACGGCGCAAGGCGATCTCCTGGATCGGCAGACCGTCGTGCTCGATTGGGAAGTTGAGGGTGATGCGTTCAGATGTGTTCATGAGATTCTCCCTATTTATCTCGATAACGGAGCCGTATTTGGCGCTATATTTGTAGCCATTACTTTGAGGAATAAACCATGGATGCGATCTACGCCGACTACTCCATCAGCATGTCCGAGTTCAAACGCAACCCGGCACAGGTACTTCGCACAGCTGGCGAAAAGCCCGTGGCGGTGCTCAACCACAACCGCCCGGCCTTCTACATGATCACGCCCAAGCTCTTCGAGGCGCTGGTCGAGGAACTAGCCGATCGCGATCTGGTGGAGCTCGCTCGCCAGCGTCTGACCACGGTCGACCAAGCGATTGAGGTCGATCTTGACCAGCTCTGAGTCTCCCGCCGGGGCGACGAAGTACCGACTGAAATTCCTGCCCGCCGCACTCGACGAATGGAATGCGCTGGACGGTAGCGTCAAAGCGGTGCTCAAGAAGCTGCTCAAAAAGCGCCTTGAGCAGCCGCGTGTCCCGGGTGCGCAATTGCATGGAGATCTGCGCGATTGCTACAAGATCAAACTGCTCAAACAGGGCTATCGCCTGGTTTATCAGGTCGAGGACGGCGTGCTGGTCGTCCTGGTGCTGGCCGTGGCCAAGCGCGAAGACATGGCGGTGTATCGCGCGGCCATTGATCGGCTGATTTCAGGTCGGTAGCACCAGCACCACCTGACGCGACATCACACCCCAATCGCTGCCCGCACCGCCTCCATCTGATCGGTACCGCCCACCTTTCTGACCAGGTTGATGGCGTCGATCTCGATCAACTCCTCCTCGTCGATGGTGAGCTTGTAGTAGCTGGCGGCCACCGAGACCTTGATGGTGCTTTTGTCGCCAGGCTTCCAGGTGCCGGCGTCGAGCTCTTTCCAGCCACCGCGCAGATTGACGACGACGGGCTTGGCTTGTGCCCCCTGCGCCTGGATGGCGCCCCGGATGGTGATTTGCGTCGCGGCGTTGTCGAGCAGACCGAAGAGTTTGAAGACCTCCGGGTCGTGGTCGGCGATGGTCAGCTCGGCTTCGAGCTTCTCCATACCGAGGTCGATCTCGACCGGCAGATCCATGCCGCCGGCGCGGTGCTCCTCGGTCTTGAGAGTGAGTTTGGGCAGTTGAATCTCGTCGATGCGCCCGGCGTAGCCGCGACCGTCGACGAAGAGGTTCATGTTTTTGAGAACACGCGGCAGTTCGATGGCCATTACAGAATCTCCTCGAGATAGTCATCGACCAGGTGCGAGCGGAAAATGATGTGCTCGGCCGGGTACGGCGGGGTGAAGTCGAAGTTGAAGTAGATCTTTCCGTCCTGGATAGACTGGGGCGAATTAAGGTCAGGGTCGGCCCAGCACTTACCGCCCAGGATCGCGCCCTGGGCTTTGAGTTGGCGCAGGTAGGCGTTGACGCCTTCGGTGACTTCCTCGACGTAGGTCTTGGTGATGTTGCGATCCACGGCCCAGAGGTGGGCTCGTAAGAGCGACTCGTTGATCATGTCGGCGGTGCGCCGCACCGAAAGGAAGGCCCACTTGGGGTCCGAGGAACAGGTTCGGTTGCCCCACAGGCGGTAGCCATCCTCCTGGATGATCGTGGCCACCTCGTTCTCGTTGAGCAGGTTGGCGCGGGCATTCGGGTCACCGAGTGCAAAGTCCACCGGGCGGTGGCTGCCAACGATGCCGTTGATGACGTTGTTCGACGGCGACCACCAGAAGCCTCGGTCGTTGTCGATCTTGGCAATGAGGCCCGCCACACGCGCAGAAACGGGTTCGGTCACCACCGCCCCATTCTTCATCACCTTGACGTGTGGGTCGACCACGTAGATGCGCGGCGAGCCCCAGTCCTCGCGGTAATCGATGGCGGCAGCGTCCGTGGTGTTGGGGCCGTCAGCGATGATCACCGCGCGCAGGCGCTCGGCAATGCCCAGCAGTTCGGCCACGACCGGATTCGCCAACTGACGAGTGTCATCATCCGGGTCGATGGGGCGCTGATGCGTGAAACCCGGGGCGATCAGGATGCGCGGCGTGACCTTGGCCACCGACTGGGCCGCCAGCAGTGCCTGCAGCCCGAGGTACTGGCCGGTCTCATCAACGCCACCGAGCACGTGGGTCTGGGTCTCGGCATCCGTTGCGCCTTCGGCCACCCGGATCACGACCACCAGGGCGCCGGCCTGATCGAAGATGCCATCGATGGCCATCGGCAAGGTGCCCGTGGTTCCGAGCTTGGCCGCCTCCAGGCGAGATCCGGCAATCAGCACCGGGGTGTTCAAGGGAAAGCTGTGCTCATCGGCATCCGGTGCCGTGCCGACGAGGCCGATCACGGAGGATCGGACGGTGCGAATGGGACGCGGGCCGTTGTCGATTTCAACGACCTCGACCCCGTGAAGAAAGTGATCTGCCATGAGTTGACTCCAGAAGTAAAAAATCCGCCAATTGGCGGAATAAATCGGGGGATGGGGTGATCGGCCAGTCGGTGGGTCAGATCAGCGGCTTGCCCTCATCTGGCTCGATGGATTTCTCGCAGTGGTTGGGGTCAAGCGTCCAGGCCCGCCGACTGCAGACCAGGGCGGCGATGAGCATCCACACTGACGCGATCACAGCGGCGATCTGGCACAACAGCCAAATGCTCAGCAGCGCGAGGCGTTGTCGGATTGCAGTGGTCACGGTGCCCCCTCCGGCCAGCCTTGGCTGAGGTCGCAGCCGGCGATGTCCTCGCCCGCCGCCTGCTTCGCCTTGATCGCATCCTTGTGCGCCCAGGCGGCGGCGTAATGCGCCGACACCCACTGCATCACCGCGAGGCCAAACTGCACAGCCTCGGCGCCGGTGAGCGTGTGGGTCACATCCTCGGCATCGCGGAATGACACGGTGTCGGGGCTGCCTGCTGCCACCAATGCCGTGCCGGCGGTGGCCACCGCATTGATGTTCACGCGGTCGCGCTCGTGGCGCAGTTGCACGGTGCCGGTTGCGCCATCGGGGAAGCGGTGCGGCTTGCCTCGGGCAATGCGGGTATCGCGCTCGGCATCGACGGCGGCTAGCCGCTCGCGCAGCTGCTGCGCCTGCTGGAGCGTTTCGCGGGCCGACTGCGCGGCCTTCTCCTCGCTACTTGGCACCAGCGTCCAGCCGCTGCCGTGTTCCCCATCGCCCACATCCCCCGCATCCCACCTGGCGGCCTTGCCGCGTGGAATCTTGGGCGGTGCGGTAAAGGTCCAACCCGCCGGTGCCGGCTGGCCCGGCTCGATCTCGGCGGTCTCGCCCAGAAAACCGTGGTCGATCTGATAAATCGTTCGCATCATTGATCTCCTGATGGGGGGCCATCACTGGGCGCGCACGTAGTAGCGGTAACCGCCCCGATAGCTGCTATTGGTATCGGAGAGCGAGCCAGGCTGGTTGCCGTAGGCGCCTACCGCATAAAACTCGCCGGCACAGGTCGGCAGCCGAAACTCGGTGGCGAGGTTGTAGCTGTAGAGACTTGCGGCACTGGCCACGTTGACGTAGTAACTGCTCGACTGCTGGGTGTGATGCAGCCAGCGCCCTCCGGGGAGCGGTAACAACCAGTAGCCGTAGATCGAAGCGCCGTAATTCGAGAAGTAGTTGTTGGCGTAAAGGCGCCCGCTCACCAGATCGAATAGCGCAAAGTCGAAGTAGTAGCTGTTGTTGCTCGACTCAGCGATCAGCCAGACGAAGCGGTCCCCGGTGAAGTTGAAACGACGCAGCACGATGCTGGTGCTCCAGCGCGACGGTCGGCTGTTGCGCTTGAAGCTCACGAAGTCCCGGGTCTGCACCAAGGTCAGGGTGTTGAGCCCGGAATAGAAGCC